TTCTTTGGAATGTTTCTTCCATATTCCTCACGGAAGGAATCTCGGTAACACTTTGTTCAGATGGCTGATTTTGTGTATTGATATTTGTTGTATTGATTGTTTCACCAGCTAAAGTTGAAGCCGTTGGCAAATTCATTTCTAAATTTTCATTAGTTGCTGGCATTACGGCTGCTGATGCAGGCGCCGAAGGCATTGGTGTGGCCGTGTCGGAAGATTCAGCTGAAGCCGTTGGTGTCGCTGTAGGTCCTGAATTGGATTCTGGTGTTGCTGTTGCTGGTACTGTAACAGGTTTGCCAAGTAACTTATCTCTTTCAATTTTATAATCTTGAACTGCCCGTGCAGCTTCTGGACCCCGCTCTGCATATCCTTTTAATTGTGCATCATTTAATTTTTCATTTTCATTATAGTTCTTTTCAAAATTAGCAATTTCAGCTTTTGTTTTTTCGTATTCTGGAAGTTTTCTAATACGGTCTTCCTCATCTTTGGCACCAGCAAGACCTCCAATATCTTGTGCTTGTTTTAAAGCTAAATTAAAAGGTGAATTTGGATCTTTATCATAACTAGATTCATCAGTCAAAACTTTATACATAAAATAAGCAATACCAGCTGCGGCCGCACCACCTAATAAAACTCCACCAGCACCAGTAACAGCGGCTGTTGCTAGACTGCCTAAACCTTTAATTGCTAATTTACCAAGGTCTTTCAAACCAAACATGGCCAATATATCATCAAGTATTGAACTACTTGGTTCTTCTTTCTTTGTTGCTGTTTCTTCTTTTGTTGCTTTATAACCTAAAGCATCCATTAATTCTTTATGGCGTTGTTTAGCTCTCAATTCTCTTTCGAATATTTCTTCTTCTGTTGGTGATAGATTTTCAAGTGAACGCCGAGAATCTTCTAACAAAAGATAAATCTCATTGAGCATCTCCAACATACCTTCTTCATTTTCACGAGTGGGTTTTATCTTTGATGCTGTATCCATTTTACCTTGTTTACCAGTAAAATATTTCATATTTTTTTCACTTCTACCGGTCAATCTACCAACAATAGCAGGAGCTAGATTTGAACCGCCAAACATAAACTTGGCAATGTTCATTGGATCAAACTTCTTCTTCAAGTTTGTCATTCTGGCTCGGCTGCCCTCTGAAACAGATTTAGAAATAGAACTACCAAAAGACTCTCCACCGACCATTTTCTCAGCGATTCTATCTGATAATGTTTTTTTTCTTATTCTATCGGCTTGTTCGTAGTCCATTTTTAACCTTTACTCTTTTCAAGAATTGCTGGTCTGTCATTTTCTTTTTGTTTCTTACTTGGTTGTTGTGTATTATTTGTTTGATTAACATTGGTGGTATTTACAATGTTTGCATTCTTATCAGATTCAGTCCGTTTTAAATCTTTATTTTCAGTAGAAGCTGCATTGATTTGATTGCCGGTGTTTAACTCATTTGCATAAACGGCCGCTAAAGCTTTTCTTTGTTCCCGTGATTGCATATCAGCGCCGCCGACTGTTTTATTTACGACATCTATATTTTCCAAATCTTCTGATTTGAGTTTTTGTTCCTTCATTTTTAATTGAAAGAAAGCAGGAACAATTTTTGCAGCTATTTCAGGTTTGTTTGCTGAATCTGGATTACCAACCAAATCTTCACCAATTAATTTACCAACACGATTATACATATCTTTACCTGTGATTTGTATAAATCCTCTGCCACGATATTTGTAACCATCACCTGGTGAAGTATTACCCATGCGACCATCATATACTTTATTGAAGTATGCTTCAGGACCTGCCGCTACAATAGCTTTTGCATCTTCCATAGTTGGAAATCTAATTACATTACCAGATTTGTTTAAAGGTCTTCCATCTTTGGTTTTTCCAACTTCTGGCCCACCAAACATTGAAAATATTTTTTCTGGTTTTGGTATTTCTTCATTTCTAGGATTAAAATTAGATTCTTTCTCAACATTGGCCATAATATTGGCTTGTGTTTTTGTTGAATAACCAGCAGCAACTAATGCACCTAAAACTAAACCTTTTGTACCGGACACAACCACGGGTGGAATCTTGGCTGCTGTTGGAGGTTTTACAGTAGGCGCTGGTTTTGCTGTAGGAGGTTTAACCTCTGGTTTAGGTGCAGGCGCTGCAGTTGGTGGTTTCACTTCTGGCTTCGGTGCAGGTGCAGCGGTGGGTTTTTCTACTGGTTTAGCAGGTGGCTTTGGTGCTTCTTTAGCAGGTGGTTTTGGTGCTTCTTTAGTAGGTGCTTTGCCTTTATCTGCAGGCGGCGTAGGTTTTGCTGGCGCAGCAGGTTTTTCTACATCTTCTTTCTTTTTTCTTTTCTTTTTATCTTCTTCTTCTTTTTTTCTTCTGACTGTTAAAGCTGCAACAATAGCTTTATTTCTTTCTATTTCTCTTTCTTCATTTGATTCATCTTCTTTTTTTCTGGCTTTGGCCAATGACTTTTGAGTTTCTTCAGCCATTTTTAATTCTTCATAAATCATTCCCAATACTTCAGTTGCTTCACCGCCTTCTTCTAATTCACCACCAGTTTCAAAATTAACTCCTCGTGCAGAAGGTCTCTTTCTTGGTTTGGCAAAATGTTCTATTGTGGATTGTTTACGACCCATTAAACGGCCGAGAAGTGCTGGTGCTAGATTGGAACCACCAGTTAAGGTTTTGGCGATATTGAGTGGATCAAACTTTTCTTGAATGCCTGTGAATGTGGCTTTGGTTCTATCGGAGATGGCGGAACCAAAAGACGAACCGATGCCTTGACCTTCTACCAAATTATCGGTAATGAGGCCAGCAAGTCCTTTTTTTCGTATGCGTTCAGCTTTGCCGTATTCCATTTACTTTTTTCTTTGTCTTTCCCGTATCTTTTGGTTTTCTTCTTCAATATACGCAATCAACATAGAAACGTAAATGTCCCGTTCCCAAGGCATCATATTTTCAAGCTCTGACAAACTATACTTATGGTGATGTATCAATGCAAAGTTTGTCTTATAGTAATTCTTTAAATTGTCATGACGAAATGTTAAACGAAAAAACTTTCAAGTCCTTCTACTTCAATTTTATGTTCGAAACCACATTTACTACATTTAATATCCAATGTTTCTTTTAATTTTGGTAGATTATTAAAGAAGTTTTCAATCTTACCAAATTGTTCTTGGTTTAAACCTTCAACAAATTCCATTAATTCTTCTGTTGTTGATTCGGTTGCGTAGTAAAATTGTTCACCATCATAAATGTATTCAATACTCCGTGCAATCATATGAAAGGTGACATCATTAATATTTTCATATTGCAAAGAATCTTTTACAATACCAAACTCTGGATACTTTAACTTAATTGAAATGTTTGATGTAAGTTTAATCTCAGCCGAAATATCCTCATTCATTTGTACCTGAATTTGAGTTAAATCAACTTCTTTCTCCATAATATTACCACATTCAACACCTTCAACCACATTATTACAACGATACCGTGATTCAACTACCTCACCAACTGATTTGGCACGAAGATTGACGAAGTAATATTCAACATCAATGATAGGCAACTTCTCTATATTCACACCTTCAGTGAGTGTGCAGTTATACAGAATGTCTTTAATGTTCTGTTGAATAGTAGACGATTCGGATGATTCAATCGCCATTAATAGATTACGTTGTTCTTTAACAAGAAACGGTCTATATTTAATTTTAGTTTTTGAAACCGGCAACTCAATTTCATATGTCGGCACATCAAGTTTTGGTAAAGCCATAATTAACTCCTATAATAAATTAATTTACAAATCTTTCTCCTGGAGCCAAACCGGCTTCAGTTGCTGAAATATCTGGTGGTAAAGGTTGGTCTGGATCTCGTGCTATATTTCCACCGGCTAAAGCATTTGGTAAAGAATTACCTGCTTGACCTAAAGCACCAATCGCATTACCACCTAAACCACCAATCGCATCAGAAACAAATGCAAGACCAGCATCAACCAGTTGCATACCATAAGCCTGCAACGAATTGTTTTGCCAGTAGGTGTATGCAAATGTAACTCTTAGTTTGTGATACCCATCGGTTGCCCAATCCAAATCTAAAGCTTCAATAGAAATAGGATAAGCATCATATAAATTACAAGAATATGATATTTGGTTGGTCACATCATATTGATTTACAGTAATGACTGTTGCATAATCACCTTTGTATCTAAAATTGTAATTGTATTGTGGGTTAATAAAGTTTAACCAAGCGTCAAAAAATACCTTTTGGCTCATGTCATCATCAACCATAAATGTTAACTGCATATCATTAAATGTTGTAAGATAAGGATATTTCTCAACAGGATTTGAACCAATCTTTTGCTCTGTGGTTGCTAGTGACCGACCAGGTAAATTAGCACTCTCACACCGGTAGTTTAAACTCTTTGCATTATTGACATAAGGTATCAAAGTTAATGGAACAGGAATATTGACATCAAATCTATTTGGTCGTGCTAGGTCTTTTCTAAAACTTGCTTTGAATTCGCTAATGTTACCAGCCATTTTGTTTCCTTATCGTATCTGTTCTAGTGATTCTTGCCACACTTTGGCCGGTGCAGCTTTCCTAAACTGTTGAATTGGCAAGAATGCCGCAACATCCCATTCATTTGGCTGCACGGCAAGTATTTTTGATTGAACATGGCTCATCAGATACTTTTTGAAGCATGGTTTAAACTCTTTAAACCGTCTGGAGGCGTTCAATATGTCATAGGTGACATTCATACGCTGTATGTCTTTATTGCCGTCAACCACCGCAAAATCCATCAATTTATCCAAAAAGGCGACTCGATACTGGATTGGTAAGTAATGTAGGTTCAGACCAGTAAAACCATCTGCTTCAATGTTAAGTACCAATACCAATGGAAATCGGTCATAATATGGTAAGTCTGCTTTTGTTTTTGGGTCATAATAAAAGAAATATAAACCGCCATTATAAAAGTGATTACCTCTATCTTCTCGTGCAATCGTAGAAGCTATACCTGTAGGATTACCAAGTGAACTTATCTTCTTGGTCAACCAACGATAAGCATCACGGCCCATCGTTTGAAGTTCCGAAGCAGTTTTTTGTCTTGCTAATTGTGTAAGTTTCGATGCCATTTATTATTTAGTTACAACCCAAGATGGTCTTCCGTGAGAACCTGAAACTCCCATCCACGGTCTAGACAGTATTCCTTAGCGGCCTTCCATTTGGCGGAGTTAATTCCATAGGTGGTTACTTCGGTAATATATCTTTTAGTGATTCTTTTCTGTGGTTCTGGTGGTTGAGATTGTTTCTTTGGTTTGACCTCAAGTAATAGGGTTTTTAACTTACCATCTTTAGTTCTCATCTTCACAAGAAAGTCGGGAAAGTATCGATGCCAACGACCATCCACAGGAGATTTATAGGGAATAATAAGTTCTTCCGAAGCCCAAGAAATAATATTAGGATTTTTATCGAGCCAATCCATCACCAAGCACTCCCACGAACTGCGGTAGATGATATTATTATAGTCCCCAATATATTTTTGAGGGTTAGAAGGTGTAAATCGTCCAGAATATGCCATAAATATAGTATTATGTATCTTTCTTTTAGGACAACCTAATGGCTATCATTTCAATACCAACATCCATTGGCGGTGTATCCATACCTGGTGCAGTGGTTAACGGACCTCTTGGTGCTTTATTTGGCAACAAATTTGCCAGACAAGATTTACAATATCCACGGGATTTACAATCTGCCACCAGAGGTCATTATATTCAATTTACAGTCAACGAAATTGAACCAGCACAATATGATGTAGCTATGGAAAAATTAATAGGTTCAGCAAAAAGCTCAATATCAGGAGCATTTGAAGCCGCTTCTAATTTTAGTTTTTCGGAAGCAACAAATTCGGTGACCAAGTTTTTTCAAGACCCAAATAGTATGACAAAGTTTATTAATTTAACTCAACCCA